TCAAGTTGAATCGGAATAAAAACGAGCTTGCGAGTGATTATGCCGAATCCGAACTTGACAGAAGGCGGTAGTTTTATTCTCAAGTCAGATTTTTGTGAAGAACCTAAAAAATTAACCCTCAACAATAAAAGGAAAGGCAAATGGGTAAAGAATTTCTCATTATCGAAGCTGCCGCGGGCAACGGCAACTCCAAAGTAGTAGGGCTCGCTTACAGCGGCGGCAAAATGAACCTTCCGGGCTGGAAATATCCGGTAGTAGTTGAATTGGCGGGAATGCAGATTCCCGAACAGGTGCCGCTTCTTGCCAATCATGAAAACCGGGTCAGTTCCAGAGTCGGCATGGTTACGGCTAAAATCGTGAACAATACCCTCGAAATCGAAGGCGATATCGTTGCCAAAGGCGAACAAGCCGACGACATCGTCGCTCAGGCTAAGGCCGGAGCCGACTGGCAGCTCAGTATCGGTGCCGAAGTCAAAGAATCCGAGCTGGTCAAGGGTAAACGCACCATAAACGGTCAGGAACACACCGGGACATTTTATCATGTTCGAACATCACTGCTTCGCGAAATCTCGGTACTTCCGTGTGGAGCTGACGCTGACACCAAACTCAAAATTGCCGCAAGTTTCGACCTGGGCAAAGAACCGGAAACCCAAGCTGAAAATATAAACAAAAACAACCCCAAGGAGGAAGAATCTGTGAAAGATGATCCGAAAAAAACACCTGAAACCGAAGAAAAGGAAAAAGTCAAAGAAACCCCGAAACAGGCCGCCGGCAATGCGGATATCGCCCTGCAGGCGGTCAGTGAGGAACGCAACCGTGTTTCACAAATCCAGGCAATTTGCGCCGGGGAATTTCCCGAAATAGAAAAACAGGCAATCAGCGCGGGCTGGAATGTCGAGGATACTTCGCAGAAAGTATTGAAAGCCATCCGTGACGGCCGCCCGGCATCGGATGTGAATATTTCCGTCAAGCGCAAACCGGAAGGAGCTATGCACAGAAAAAGCCTTGAAGCGGCGATGTGCATGCGTGTGGGAATCCCCGGCGATGATCTTATTGCCTCATACGGGAATGAAGCTGTTGAAACCGCCTGGAAAGACAACGATATACCTTTGCAGGTTCTACTTGCTGAATGTCTGAAGCTTGAAGGTATCCAGGCACCGCGTTCTTTCGGTAATGAAACCATCCATGCGGCATTTTCTACCGTAAGTCTGCCGGGGATTTTGAGCAATGTGGCAAACAAAAAACTGCTGCAAAGCTACAATGCCCAGCCAATTATCGCGACCAAGCTGTGCAGTACCGGCGATCTTTCTGATTTCAAGGAAAATGAAAGATTCCGCCTGACTGATGTCGGAGATTTGGAAAGAGTTGCCGATGGCGGCGAAATCAAAGATGGCGGCCTGAAAGAGGAAAAAGCCCACAATCAGCTTGATACCTACGGCAAAAAATTCTGCCTGACCAGGCGGATGATCATCAATGACGACCTTGGCGCTTTTATGAAAGTTCCGGTGGCAATGGGCAATCGTGCCGCCAGATTGATAGATCAGCTTTTCTTCAACAGGCTGATGAGTAATCCCGCCCAGTCAGACGGCAGCGCTTTGTTCTCAGAAACACACAAAAATCTGCTGACAGGCGCTGACAGCGTCCTTGCCCACGAAGGGCTGCGCAAAGCGGTGCAGATGTTCCTCGATCAGGTCGATGCGGATGGACAGCCGATCAATATCGAACCCAAATACCTGCTGGTTCCTACCGCGTTAAAACATACCGCGATCGAATTGACCAAGGGCGCTACCCTTATCATGGCTGGTGGCAGTGAGAATTCAATCCGGCCTGCGCTGAATGTGCTGGCTGACGAAAACCTGCAGGTCATCAGTGCTCCGCATCTGGCCAACGCCAAATACGACGGTCACAGTTCCACCGCCTGGTACCTCTTCGGCAGCCCGTCGCAAATCGATACTTTTGAAGTGGGCTACTTGCGCGGAAAGCGGACTCCAACAGTGGAACGTGGTGATTCGGACTTCAATACACTGGGACTTTGGTTCCGGGTCTATTTCGACCTTGGAGTACGTGAACAGGATCATCGCGGCATGGTCTGCAGCTCTGGTCAGTAGACTTTCAAAATTAAGGGAGCGAAAGCTCCCGCACTTTCAATTTTTAATTCAAAAAATGGAGTTATTTATGATTGCAAAATATGTACAGAGAGGTCATGAAATTGATTTTATTCCTGAAGCTGATGTAGCGGCAGGAGATGTGGTAATTATTGGTGATTTGGTTGGGATCGCCAAGCTCGATATTAAAGCTGGAACACTTGGCTCATTGGCGCTGGTTGGAGTATTTGATATTCCGAAAGCGACTGGCGAAGGTACCGCGATTGCGGTTGGCACGATTGTGTTCTGGGATGCTGAAAATTCACAAGTAACCACAACCGGTGGCGATAATAAATATCTGGGCAAAACCATCATTGCATCCAGTGACAATGATGCTCATGCGAGGGTGATTATCAACGTTTCCAGGGATGTGCCGATCAGTGCAACAGGGGCAATAACCGATCCCGAAGCTAATGCCGAGGATATAGACGATCAATCAGGCGGTACAGCCAACGGTACTCACCAACTGGCGGCGATTGCGGATACTTCCACAGATCAGTCAGGCACAATCAATAATAATTTCGCCACCATCGGTGCGGAGTACAACTCCCTCAAAGATGATGTTGAAGCGAACAACGGCAAAATCGGTTCCATCCTGGCGGCACTGCGCACGCTTGGGCTGATCGCGACTGAATAATGAGTATGCTGCAACAAGGCTTGAACTGGCTGGAATCCCAGCGGAAAACTCACCTGACCGCGCCGGTAATTTACCGGCGCGGCAGTGATTCCGCTGAAGTCCAGGCAACCATCGGCAAGACTGTGTTTAAAGTTACCGACGATTACGGGCGCTATCAGCACATTGAAAGCCGGGATTACCTCATAAGCACTGGCGATTTGCTGTTGAATAACACACAAATCCTGCCGGAACCTGGGGATGAGATCATTGAGAACGGCTTTATTTATGAAGTCATGGCCCCAAATAATGAACCGGAATGGAGATACTCCGACAGTTCCCGACAGAGCCTGCGGATACATACCAAACTTATAGGAGGAAACGATGCCTAATGGAAATGATAACCCGGACTTGCGTGATGTCTGGTCTGCAGTCAACGAAGCCAGACGGGAATTAGCTGAGATGAAGGGCATGCTCAGCGTGCACTTTTCCGACCAGAATATTCATCACAGTCCGCCGTGCCATCCAGCCGAAGAAATGCGCAAGACCATGTTGTCTGCTGCAGGCGCGGCAATCCTGGCATTGCTGGCTGCTATCGGGTCAATAATTACCAGCATTTTGAGGTGAAATCATGGCGTTATTGATAAACATAGCCGATGCCGTGGTTGCGGAACTTAACGCTGCTGAATTATCGCAAACGTTCACTGTCAAAGTCAATCTCAAACCTGAATTTGAACTGAAAGACTTGAAAAGTCTGAAAGTTACGGTAGTGCCGAAATCTCTTAAGTTTTCGGGAGCCACCCGCCAAGAATCGGCAAAGGAAGTTCAAATTGACATTGGTGTGCAAAAGAAAACTGCCGATTCTGATCAACTCGCTGAGTTGCTGCAGTTAGTCGAGGAACTCGCTGGAGTTTTCGACCGTAAACGCCTGACAGGATTTCCGAAAGCTGTGTGCATCGGGATTGAAAACGATCCGGTTTATGATCCTGAACATTTGCGGCAGTACCGGCAGTTCACCAGCGTGGTTACGCTCAAATTCAGGGTAACTTGAGATGTTCGGGATGAAATGCCGCTCACGTTTTGATGCTCGAAAAGTCAGGAAAAAAGCTGATGCCGGGGCATTCAAAAGCCTGAATCATGCGGCCGCCGCGATTCGCCTGACCGCGAGGCGCAGTATCAGGCGCAGCCCGAAAGAATCTGCTGCCGGGACTCCTCCACATACTAGACGAGGCCTGCTGAAGCGGGCATTGCTTTACAATGTTGACAAAGCAAAAATGCGGGCGGTGATCGGCCCTGCTTATTCAATAGTTGGACGTTCCGGCAGCGCGCATGAATTTGGCAGCAAGTATTACGGCAGAAAATACCCAAAACGCTCATTTATCGGACCAGCTCTGCGGAAACAGGAGAGTAGGATTTCTCGTTTTTGGAGTGCATCCATCAAATAACCATTGGAGGTTTTTATGTACAAAATAGGATTTGAAGCAAAGATTTTTTATGGAGCAGCAGGCGCAAAAGCCTCTACTGAACTCAAACACGTATCGGATTCGGTTTCCCTGAATATCGAGAAAGGGAGTGCAGAAGTCGCGGTCAGGTCATCAAACTGGAAGAAAGTTTTATCAGGACTCAAGGATGCATCGGTGGAATTTACTCTTGCCGGGGATACTTCTGATGCCGGATTTTTGGCAATTCAGAATGCGTTTTTCAACGACACGGCAATAGCGTTATTCATTGCCGATGCGGAAACCGGCGGAGTCGGGCTGGATGCCGATTTTGAGGTGATTTCATTCAACCGCACCGAAGGATTAGAAGAAGTTATCAACTATGCGGTGAATGTTAAACCGTCCGCAAAATCAACCCGTGAACCGAACTGGGAAGGCGCGACTGGAGGCGGTGAATAATGAAGTGTTTCAAGGATAATCAGAACCGCAACTGGACGATTGTGGTTAATGTTGCCACGGTCAAACGAGTGCGGTCATTACTGGACATTAACCTTTTGGATGTAGTCAAACTGGATGCCAACAATAAGCCCAATGTCGATCTACTGGAGCAACTTGCCAGTGATCCAATTCTGTTGTGCGATGTGATTTACTGCATTTGCAAACCCGAAGCCGATGCTCAGAAAATTTCCGATGAGGATTTTGGGGCGGCAATGGGTGGCGATACCATTGAACACGCCACAACCGCGTTACTTGAGGAACTGGTTGATTTTTTCCCGGAAGCGAAGCGGCTGGTGCTTCGCAAACTCATGAACGCCGGGGAAAAAGTAAAAATCCAGATGGAGAAAGCCCTGAAGCTGGAATTGGACAACCCCAAGTTGGAAAGGGAACTGGAGAAACAGGTGACACAATATATAAGTTCATCTACCAGCTCGCAGGTATCCTCGGAATAAATCCTGAACCGTTCACACTTCGTGAGCTCTTGATCATGACAGATGCCAGGGGCAAAGACAACTGGAATCACACTTCCAGCCTGCTGGCAATGCTGTTCAATATCAATCGCGATCCCAAAAGGCAACGAGCTATTTCGCCTGAAATCTTCAATCCATATATAACCCATAAAGCCAATAAAGATACTCGCATGGCTTTTGACTTCATGAAAAAACTGTGGGTCCGTACGACGGACAGCGATAATACCGCCTCAAACTCCGCGCAAAGCGCTATGGAGGCGGAAAGAGAGGGAAAATAATCAATGCCTTCAAGTGCAAACATTCGAGCCGGTGCCGCCTATGTTGAGCTGACTGTGGAAAACAGCGCTCTCATCCGCGGACTTAAAGCCGCGCAAGCTAAGCTGAAGAATTTCAGCCGCAGCGTGACTGCCGCCGGTAAAAAACTGTTGGGAATCAGCGCTATTCTGGCGATGCCGTTTATCGGCGGAGCTAAGACTTTTGCTGATTTTGAGCAGCAGATGGCTAATGTTTCAACCATGCTTGACGAACCGGCAAAATATATGGAGTCATTCAAAAAAGGCATCCGTAAAATGTCGGTTGAGTTTGGCGAAGATACTGATACCCTAGCAAAAGGCTTGTACGATATTTTGTCTGCTTCAATTGATCCCGCCATGGCGCTGGATGTGCTGGCGATTTCGGCTAAAGATGCAAAGGCCGGTCTTACCGATACCGGAGTTGCTGCTGACGCGATCACTACTATTTTGAATGCTTATGGTTTGAGTGCGGATCATGCAGAAAGCGTATCCGATCTCTTATTTCGGACAGTTAAACGCGGAAAAACGCAATTTTCTGAATTGGCTCCAAGTATCGGTATGGTGGCAACTACGGCTGCCAGTGCCGGTGTGGATTTGGAGGAATTGGGGGCAGCAATAGCGACGATGACTCGTAACGGTGTAAAAACTGAAAACGCGGTTACTGCCTTGAATGCGATTATTTCGACTTTCCTCAAACCTACAGACGAAGCTTCAAAATACGCTAAAAAACTGGGCTTTGAGATGAGTTCAGCGGCAATCAAATCCGAAGGTCTGGAAGGAATTTTCAAGAAAATATCGAAACTCCCGCCGGACGCGGTCAGCAAGTTATTTCCAAATATCCGGGCGCTGCGTGGAGTGCTTCCGGCGTTGCGAAACATGAAAGGATTTTCTGATGATGTCAAGACCATGAAAAACCGCGCCGGAGCGACTGAAGAAGCCTACGCCAAGATGGCGAAAACCTTGAGCATGTCCTTTGCCCGGCTCAAACAGGCGGGAATGCTGGCCTTGTCGGTAATCGGTGAAGCCCTGGCTGATGACCTGCGTAAGGCCGCAGGTGTGTTTATGCGGGTGATAACTTCGGTCACTACCTTCATCAAGCAGAATAAAAAACTGGTGGTAACTGCGGCAAAAGTTGTCGGAATCATTGCAATAATTGGAGGTGGACTGCTTACTCTGGGAGCGATTGCCGGAACTCTGTCATTTGCTATTGGCGGGTTGCTGACAATAGTCTCTGCCGTTACCGGGACTATCAGTTTTCTTGCCGGGATTATTGGCGGATTAATTTCGATTTTGACGGTCAGTATTTCAGTGTGGTGGCTGGTCGCGGCGGCTGTTGCGGCAGTAGGAGCAACATTCCTCATTCAAAGCGGTGTCATAGGTGATGTCATTGACTGGTTCGGGGCGAAATTCGCGCAGCTCAAACAGTTTGTCTGTACCGCGTTTGACGGAATAAAAGCGGCCCTGGCTGCCGGGGATTATTCCTTGGCGGCAAGGATTTTGTGGTTGAGCCTGCAGGTCGCCTGGCAGAAGGGTATAAGTGTGCTTCTGAGCTACTGGATCAGTTTTAAACAGGCATTCATGACCGCGACTCTGGAAACTTTCTATGGAGCGTTGAGCATAATCACTGATTCCTGGGCAAGCTTGAAATCCGCCTGGGTAAGCGTAGTCGGCTTTCTGAAAAAGTTCTGGATCGGGTTCACCGGCGCGATCATGAAAGCATGGAATAACACCTTTGCCTGGCTGGCGAAAAAGTGGATCGACATCAAAGGCATGTTCGATGATTCGATCGACATCGAAGCCGAAAAACAGCAAATAGACGCGGAAGCGGCAAAGAAAAATGCCGGAGAAGACGCGGCGTATGCCCAGATTGACAAGGATTCCCAAAAGCAGAAATCCCAGATCGAGCAGCGCAGGCAGATTGAGCAGGAAGCTATCGGTCAGCAAATGGCTGATGACCTGAAAAATCATAATGCTCAGTATGCCGATGAACTCAAGAAATCTAAGGAAGCTTTAACCGATGCCCGCAAGGAATGGCAGACGGCAATATCGGAAGCAAAAAATAAAAAGTCTGACAAGAAAAAGCCTGAAGCCAGCCCGGTAAAAAACGCCATGGATAAACTGAAAAATGCTGGCGGCACGGTTGCGTCAGCGCAGTCAAAAGTTCAGGTTCAAGGCTCGTTTTATGCGCAAGCTACCCGCTCTTTATCATCCGGTACCGCCGCTGAGCGCACCGCAAAAGCATCCGAGGATATCAAGAAAAACACTCGCAAAACGAATCAAATCCTGAAAGAAAAAGAATCTTCAGGTCTAACTTTCGGCTGAGGTGAAAATGGAAACACGAATTGAACCGGCGTTTTTTGACCGGACACAGGCTGTCGATAATGACGGCAATTATACGACTGCGGAAATTCCGTACTACGTTTTTGAAGTTGAAGATGAGGATGCGGCAATTGAATTTGCCAGGGAAAATGTGTCAGCCGCGTTTAACGACATTCCACTGGAATCTATAGAAATCGATGAACGGCTCAGTCAGAATGTTTTTAAAATCAATGCCCAGTATAAAAAGAGCAGTACCGCCTCATTGTCCTCTATTGACAATGACGAACCTGATCCGGTTTATTCTTTTGATACCGGCGGGGGAACTCAGCATTTGACGCAGTCGCTCAAGACCGTGGCAAAATATCCGTCGGAAGCTCCTGATTACAATGGGGCAATCGGCTACGACGGTGAAAACGTGACTGGGATTGATGTTACCATGCCCGTGATGAATTTTTCAGAAACCCACTACCTGAAGCCGCGCAAGGTTTCAACTCAATACAAGAAAACTATCGCTGAACTGACCGGGAGCGTTAACAGCAAGGAATTCAAGGGTTACGCCGAGGGAGAAGTGTTGTTTTTAGGCGCCAGTGGTTCAAGGCGTGGAGATGACCGTGATAATTTCTGGGAAATCTCGTTCAAATTCGCCGTTTCAGCCAACCGGAAAAAATTCAAAGTCGGCAAGTTGGATATAACCGAGAAAAAAGGCTGGGATTATTTGTGGGTGCGGTATGCCGATGACGTTAAGGACAAGAAAACTCTGATAAAGAAACCGGTCGCGGCCTATGTCGAAAAAGTCTATGAACGTAAGGATTTTGGACTTTTAGGAATCGGCAAATAACTGGCAACGTGCCAGTCCGATATACCGCTTCATACTCCGCACTTCGTGCTGCGGAAGCGGGAAGAAATGGAGATGTTTAATAATGCAAAAGGTTAGTTCCGGAGAAAAATTTCAGGTCAAAGCTAGTACTTGGAACTCATTTATAGATGCTGCGGTGCATCACAAGAACACACAATTGAAGCTGGGTGCGGATACTTTGCGCGGGAATTTAAAGGCTGGAATTGTCCTAGTTCGCAATGACGGCGGCAGCTTACTGGAGCAGTTTTCTCCAGTCATTCTTGATGATTTAATCATTCAGCCGGATGATGACGAAAAAGAGCAGGAATTCAAAAGCCGCGTTCCAGTGTTTTCCGGGAAAAAAGTATCAGCCGACAATAAAGATAAGCCGTTCGCCATTCTGCAGGTTCCGCTCGAATCCGGAAACCTCGGCAAGG